GTCGGGCTGACAGGATTTGAACCTGCGACCCCTTGTTATTTTGGGCACGTTTTCCATAAGAACGCACAGGATTGCATGCTTTCGATATTCACCCGACGATCAGGCGTTTCACCAAGTTTTGGCTTTCCATGCTTTCCGCCGGATTGCATCGAGATGCATTGCCATCATGGACCAATCATGGACGGAACGCGGTCACGCCACCCGACGTCGACGCGCTCGTTCGAGCCGAGTTACGACCTCGGGATACTCGCGACGAGCTTCAATCTCATGGTCCACGAGCACATGCAGCGCCTGGTAATAGCGAGCGACGCTGAGGCCTACCTCGGCGCGGATGACATCGCCCTTGTGTGACGAGTGCACGGGCATGCGCTCCTCGAGGTCGAGGATTGCCTTCTCTTGATCGGTGAGCATGTGTTGAGGGTGGCATGTGCCTACGACATGCGACACGCCCGAGATTCACGAGGTTGCGCGGTGTAGTAGTTTCTTCTACACTAGAGGTATCAGGAAGCACGACCACAAGGGTCACCGCAACCACTCACAAGGAGAAACAAATGGACACCTTCACCACCTTCGAAGCCCTCCACAACCACGTCCTCGCGCAGTTCCCCGACTCGGCAGCCCCCTACATCAACCTCCACGCTGGCATCCGCGCCACCGACCTGGACGACTGGATGTACGACATCGCCACCATCGAGGAGCTCCAGCAGGTGATCGAGATCACCACGGCGGCCCTCGACCCGATGCTCGCGCTCGAAGCCCGGAGCCAGGCGAGCATGCGCGCCGGAGTCGAATCGGTGAACGGCCAGCTTGTCAGCGGCATCACCCTGCACGACGGCTACAAGGGCGTCGCACGCCACGCCGCTATCGTCCTCGCAGAGCGCACCGCCAACTAACACCTCAGGGGCCGGGAGACCGGCCCCTCCCCCTTTAGGAGGGCGACAATGACTAGTCCTGCACACATCCGGGCGGTGCGCGAGCTTTGCGGGCTCACGCACGGTGAAATGGCCCGCCGCCTCGGCGTGCCCGAGAAGACGCTGATCTCTTGGGAGACGGCGGCACGCCAGCCGCGCGAGTCGATCAAGGACGAGCTGCGCGAGATCACCGCCGCTTTCGATGCGCTCATTGACCGGATTGTCGCTAGCGGTGACGATCCGATCATCGTCCCTAAGCAGGCCGAGCAAGACGGGTGGCCTGCCCGCTCGTGGCGGCACGCCGCCGCCCTCGCGATCGCAGAACGACCGGCTGATATTGCTTTCGAGCTTGACGACTATGTGGACACGAAGACCTCGCAATACTGGCGGGCGCACGGCGGTGCACCGGGCAAATGGCATGACCTCGCAGAGTGGGGCCGCGCCCATATGCGCGACATGCACGCGGGGGTCTTCGTGACGCAGACGGGTCGGATCGTCGGCACGGCCTTCCGCACTACAGGTGAGCACTCGACGTGGCACGCCGACCCCGAGACCGCCCGCCGCTACAGCCTCGTCGGCACTGTCGCGGATGGCGCCCGCCGCCGGATCGGGCAGGCCGAGGGCGAGGCGGTCATCCTCGTCAAGGCTTGGGAGATCACCACAGGTCAAGGAGGCTAGAGTGTGACTGCCCCGCGCGAGCGGGGATGAGCCCACGTGTGGTTGTGGAGCTACATACTGCCCCGCGTCAGCGGGGATGCGGAAACGCAAAGAAGACCCCCTCACCGGCCCATGTAGGGCTAGTGAGGGGGTCTTAGATTCTCTGCAATGTCTGAGTGGGTCTACTTGGTGGGGGCGAGCCAGGGCAGGAACCGGGCCGTGAACTCGATCACCGGACTCGCGGCCATGAGCCGTGCGAGGAACGTCGAGACCGCAGTCACCACCGTGAGCGCGCCTGCGAGCCACGCGACAACCTCCGGGCCGATCACCGCGCCAAGGTGTTCAATCGCGAGCGGGATCGCGACAGCGAGGACAGCGAGGGCGCTCAGGAGCACCTGAATCGCGGTGCGGATCGCGGCCTGCCACGGGAACCGCGCCTGCGTCGAAGCCTGCGGTTCCCACGCGGCCATGCGTACATTGTGTGCAGCGGTTTCACGGGCCATTTTGGCGCCCCAATCACCGTGCGTCAGATCATCAGTCATTCTGTCTCCTTTGGTCGGTCGTCAATGTGCTCGCCAATCGCGATAGCGCCCGACGACAGCGCCTCAACGTAAAGCTCCGGCCACACGATGCGAGCCACCTCGGGCGGCACCGGATACGGCACCGTGCCGCCGCCTCGGTAATAGCGGTGTGCACGCGCAATGAATCCGCGTAGCAACTCGGAATCGTCCCGATGCTGTTCAAGCTCTTCCACGCGCGTCGAGAGGGCACGAAATTCGTCCTTCAAGCCCTTGAATTCGTCGCGCTGTTCTTCATAGAGCGTCTTCCACACTTGCGCCGCTTCGGCTGCCGTAGCGGCCTTCGACGCATCAGCGGCGGCGGCGGCGGCGAGCGCTTCGGCAGCGGCCTTCGCGGCCTGCGCCTTGGCGTTACCGCGCCCCGTGAGCAGGCCGATAATGCCGACGACAGCCGAGATGACCGCAGTGACAATGACATTCGGGTCAATCGGCATGCGCGGCCCCCTACTTTTCGAGCGCGTCAGCGATACGAGTCAGGAGCGCGTTCTGCTCGCGGATGAGTGCCGACTGCTCACGCGTGAGCTTCAACGACTCAAACGTGCGCTGCTCCACCCGCGAAAGCACGGGGAGCATGATCTTGTCGCGCGCATACGCATCAAGATCGGACTGCTTCAGCATCCGCTTCTGCTGCTCTTCGGTCAGTGCCATGAGAAAACCTTCCTGAGACTTGATCGCGGGAGTGAGCCCGCTAGAGAGAGTGATTTTGTTTATTCCGTTGTCTACGGACCAGCCGAGATAGGTGAAGCCGGTGCGGCGTGTGTACTCGCGCACTCCGATGACGCCGAGCCCGTCACCGTGACCGTCATCGACGTGCCCGGACGCCATCCAGACGTCGTTGTCGCCAAGTTCAATAGCGACATGCCCATACGGTTCCGGCTCCCACCACCAGTGGCAGGCCCCGACCGGAGCGCCTGACGGATCGCGCGAGACGATCTTCGAGGCGCGGTAGGCCGCTCGCGCATCGGGGTAGGTGGCAATGTCGTGCTGGGGAGTTCCGGTGAGCCAGACGACGTTCCAGACGAGCTGTTGGCAGCGGCCTCGCCAGTCTCGTCCGGGGTAGGTGGAGCGGAGCTTCCGTGAGAGGCCCGCGGTATCGAGAGAGGTCATTGGTGCCTTCCTTCGGAAACGAACAACGCCCCCAAGTAGGGGCGCTAGATGAACTCTTGCGTTAGGTCTCGACCCAGCCGTAGACGCCGGGAGGCCACACATTCGCGTCGGCAGTGGACCGCCAGGTCTTCCCACCCCGAGTGACAACGTCACCGACCTTGTATGCGTCGTGTCCCCCGACTGGCTGCACCCATTCCGGTACAGCCCCGGCAGGCGCGACCTCACGCCACCCCGAGACGCCCGGCGGGTGAGCATTCCCGGCGACGAGTGACTCCCAGGTCTTGCCGCCATAGGCGACTGTCCATCCTTGCGGGTAGGCGTCGTGAGCCCCAGACGGGGCGACCCACGGCGCGCCCATCTCCCGCCCCGACGCGGTGAGCACTTCGATCTGGATATCGATCACCCGTTGCTCGGCGTCCTTGACTGCCGCGCGACGGATGGACTCGATGTTGGCGCGATCGATCAAGTCGGCGAGTTCTTCCGCCGTCAGGGACTCGAAATCGATTTCGGGAATTGTCATTACATCCTCACTTGGTGTAGGTCACGCGAAGCAGGGCCCTACTCGCGAAATAGCCGTACGACGACAGCTGCCCGACGTTGAACGGCGCGATCAGGATGCCGCCCTTGCCGATCAGCCGCGACAAGTTGCCTGACGGCACGGTGCGGTTGTGCGAACCCCCCGGCCCGCCCCAGCCCTGCGAGAGGTTCGCGCGCCCCGACAGGCGGTTTGTGGATGCGTCCATGTAGTAGGCGATCTGCCCGCCTGAGTAGGTCTGGGTGATCGTGAGCTGGACGAGCGCTTCATTGACCGTCGCGCCGTTGAGTCGCGACAGATCGAACGGGTACCAAATGAACTCAGCCATGTCGCTCCCGAAGGTGTTGTAGGCACCGAGCGTGAGGCGGGAGTCGACTGCGTTCGAGCCATCGGGGCGAATGCCCACGGCGTCGCCGGACCAGATGTAGTCGGTCTTCGTCACCTTCGAGGGCGGCTGTGGCGTGGTCCCCGAGACCGTTTGAGTCTCGACCACGTACGCGGCCCCGATATCCTCGATCTTTAGCACGGGTAGCGTGGTGATTTGCCCGCCAACAGCACCGTTGAGGTAGAAGGTGCCCGCGTTCGTCCGGATATAGATCCAGATAACCGTCTCGCCGTTCGAGAGGTAGGTCGAGTTGGCGAGCAGGTAATCGCCGCTCACGTCGATGTGCGTGACCCCGCTCGCATCGCCCGATACTCCTTGCGCTGCGAGCATCACCAACTCGGCGAGTCGCCGCGAGGCCGAGCCTGCACCGGACGCCCCCAGGCGCGCCTGCCGGAAGTCGGCTACGAGCAGGTTCTCTGCCGATGCCGCGCCGCCCCTGAACCCGAAGGTGATGCGGTACATCCGCCCTGGCTCGGGGGTGAACTTCGTCGACAAGTAGGGGCCGTTCGCGGTCGTGGCGTTGATACCGTTCGACGGGACAACCGCAGAGAGGACGCCACGGGGACCCTCGGAAATCGCGGTCGCGAAGTCCTGCCCGCCGACGGCGATCGTCTCGAAGTCGCCCGCGGTGCCATACACGAGACCGCTGGGAGTGATACCGCCGTGCAGTCCGGCGCTATCGCCTACCTGCACCGACGAGGACCCGTCGGGGCGGATCTGGATGAGGGGGGTGCGGTTCTCCCAGTCGTCGTACGCCTGCCCGGGCTGGGGCGGCGCATAGAACACGAGGCCATTCGAGTCCCAGCGGGCGTTCTCCCCAACGTCGAGCATCGCGGCCGAGATCTCGTTGGCGCCGACATGGTGCGCTTTGATCGCACCCGTCGCGATCATGTCCTCGGTGATGATCGACGTGAGCGCCTGCAGCTTGTCGACGACCGCGAGCTTCGCGAACAGCTCGTCAGCGACGAGCGCGTTGATGTTCGCGATGCCCGTGACGGTGAGGTGCTGCATCATCGCGTCGATGAAGACGCCTACCGCGGCCGCAACTTCGGAGGCCGCGAGCCGAGAGGTGACGATCTTGCCGACCATCATTGACTCGTGGAAGTCGACTTCGGCCCATTCCGCCGGATACTCAGCGCCCTGCCACGGTGAAGTCAGCCGATAGGCCGCGATCACGGCACCCTCAGCGTTCAGCCGGTAGTAGGTCGCCTCCCCCACCGTGGTCGACGGCGGCATCCCCGTGCCGTAAAGCACCTGCGCTTTCGCACCAATGGCGCCGAGCGCATCATCCGCTACGTCGAAAGCTTCCTGCGCGAGCGCCTGCACGGTAGTGAGCCGTGCGCCCGCATCGGCGAGTTCCTGCTCCGCTGCAGCGACCGCTGTCGATACCCCGGTGAGTTCGGTCAGCACATCCCGCACGGGAATGATCGACTCACCCGCCGGAGCCGCTTCACCCGTCTGCACAGTGAGGCTCGACGAGGCACGAGCGATGCCCTGGCCCGCTTGACGTTGGAGGCCAGCCAGCACGCCAGGTAGCGACGGTTGCAGGTTGAGCTTTCTCACCATGCTTTGACCTCCACGGGATCGAAAGTAAGCGTGACGCTCTTCCCCGCGTTCCCCTTCATTCCGAGGATGCGGAGCAGGTGCGTACCGTCACTGAGTGCCGAATGGCCTTGCACCGAGATCTCGGCGAGCTCGCCCGGCCAGAATGTGCCAAGCGGCGTCGAGCCGTCGGCGCGCACCTCGAGCGATACCTGCACGAGCGGGAACGGCAAGAGCCGTGCTTCGGCATCACGACGCAGGAGGTGTACGGAGTTGGCTTCAATGCTCGAGTCAGACACGACCCGCTCAACGAGTGGCCAATCGGTTGGCACGTCAGTGTCGGCTCGCACCACCGGCACGGCGACGTCCTGCCCGCCACCGACGCCGTAGACGCGATGTGCGACGTACGCGGCCGAGTAAGTGGCGTTGAGCGACTGCGTATCGACGGAACCGACTTCCCAAGAATGGATCGAGGCTTGTCCAAGCCACGGGTCGTGCTCGGTGCCGGTGAGCATCTGCCAGCCAATGTGCTGCTCGTCGAGGATCACCGGTCGGAAGTCGATATCGGGGCCGCCTTCGACGTTGGCGATCTTCTCGAGCACGCTCGCGACATCGAGGTTCGCGACATTGAATGCCTGATAGGTGCGCTCTCGCGTACCCGTCCGAGGCTCCTCAAACTGGATCGGAAGATTGCCGCCGGGCTTCGCGAGCGCGATCTTCACGACCTCCGCCGCAATCGAGCCAAGATCGAGATTCTTGAACGCGATTTGACGGTTCGCCGCGAACTCCTCAGGCACGACAAAGCGGCTCTTGAGTAGGTCGGTTGGCCCGTCGACGGTGATCGAGATCTTCTTGGCAGTGAGCTGCACTTGCGGATTGATCGGTCCCGCCACGATCGGCACTCCGTCCCAGAGCGCGGCGATGCCGTTTCGAACCGGCATCAGCGTCGCGAGCAGGCGCGCCTGCCAATTCGGCTCCGACCGATCTATCCACCCAGCGTGTTCGAGCGCCGCCAATGACCACGAGAAAGACGACAGCGACTGCTCCCCGGCGCTCTGCGGGGGCTCAGCCATACGTCCGTCTCTCACATCGCGTGACCACGAAAACGGCACGCGCGGCAGCTCGCCGAGACGAAGGCCGTCGACCGTACGAAACAGCTCGAGCGACCACATTTAGGCGGCCCCGAGGTCGATCACCTGAAATACAGTCCCCTGATAAACCTCACCCTGATACGCACCATACAATCCACGGGCCGATTGACCGTCACGCTTCAACCGCTTGTAGGCCACTGTGTGCTCACCTGCCGGTACCTCGGCGGTCCAAATGAATGTTTGCGTGCTCGCCCCGTCAACCTGCGCAACAAAAGTTGCACGGTCGATGTCGTCGAGAGCAGCCCGGAAGAATTGTGCCCCCCGCGCACCGCTAGCAGTAGGCATGAGCGAGGGCATGATCCGAAACTCAAGCGTCCGCGCGGTCGGGAGGACAAAGCTCCCCGCTCCCACCGTTTCAACCGCATCCGGCAATGCCGAGTTACGCACGTCGCGGAATGAGTGCAGTACGCCGAGCGATGCACCGTAAGGGATCGCCCGCGGCCCCGGCGTGAGCGTGGTCGCTGAGCCGCGAGTCGCACCCGATGGCACCAGTGCGCGAGCCAGCTCGACCGCGCCGGCAGGCAGCGCCGGAGCGACCGGCGTCGGAGCCGCATTACCCTGCGTCACACCACTCGTCACAAGGTTGTCAGCATCACCCTTCGACGGGTCATTCTGGCGAGCCCAGATGAGATCGATACGAGACCCTGATGCCGGCGCGGCCGTGGTCGTGACGGTCCCGCTCGCAATCGGGAACGTGGTCGCGCCATCGGCGCCGCCCCGCGAGGCGACCGCGACCGACACTGGATCAGCCCCGGAGTCGAGCACGTATGCCATCGCCGTTGCAGAGCCGGTCACCCGGCACCCCATCACGATTCCGAGGTTGTGAAACCCCGAGCGCACAAGCATCCGGTCGTCGAGGGCCGTGCGTCCGACGATATTCCCGCCGACGGTCATTGCGTCGATACCGACACCTGTAGGCATGATTGCTCCTAAATCCAGGCTGAACGGAACTCGACGTCCGCCCAGGAGTCACCGACTTGCGCCGGAATGAACGAGAGAGTGAGGTCGCGCTGCTTCGGCACGTCGAACCAACCGCGCGCAGTGAGTGCACGGGAGCGGTTCACGCCCTGCACGAGCGCGACGCGACGTCGACAATCGATGACGACCGGCGCTGAGAGCATCACGTCATCGCGATAAGTGATCGACCGGCCGAGGGAATCCATGAGCGTAAACCCGCCCAGAATGTTGCCATGCACGGTGATCACCGGCCACGACTCCGCCGACCCACGGTTGTAGACCGTGCCCGACTGCGACGGCCCCGCCACATTGCCATACACGATCGGATACTTGACCGGGTAAGTGAACCCGCCGGTCGAACCCGCACCGACGAGCTGCACCCGTTGCGGTGCCGACTCGTACCGGCGAGGGTCAGCCGTATTCACGGTGACCGCAAACTCGCCCGAAGTGCGCCACTTTGGACCAAATTCGACTTCGACCCAGCCATCGACCAACGTGTCGTCAACGTCGAGCACCCGCACCGGGATGACCTTGTGCGCGAGCGCGTTGAAGCGCGTGTACACGTCGACCGCGAACTCGCGTGAATCGCCGACGTACGCGAGGTGCGCCGTCACAGTCCGAGCCGAATACTCGAGATCCGAAGACCGGAGCGGGAAAGCACCATCGGTACCTTCCCTCTCCTCAACCTTCGACTTCACACCAGGCAGGTCATACCAGCCATCGATGCCCTTCTCGGTGACGATAAGCCCGGCACTCGACGGAGTGTGAAAACCGATCTCGATGTCGTCGATCCAGATCATGCGTCTACTCCTACAAGTCCACGAGCCGCTGCCGCGGCGAGACGATCACCGACGACATTCGCGTCGGTTTGCGGCATGTAGTTCGTCTGCTGAATGGTCACCCCACCCTGCATCCGATCCCACTGCTCCGACGTGAGCACCGGCTCGGGCTTCCCCGTGGCGTTGTACGCCATCGTGAGCCCAGGTTGCAACCAACCGCCCTCGTCGTACAGCTTCGGGCCCGGCCAAATGCCACCCTGATTCGCGACGTGAATGTGATCGTAGTGACCGGCCACCTGCCAGAGGATCTGACGCCAACCACCCATCGCGATGATCTCGTCAGCAGCTGCGAACATGGCAGCTTGCGAGCCCGCAATGTCGACCGCAGGGTTATCCCAGTCACCGTGATACGACGTCGGTGACCGACCCAGCGAAGCGTTATAGGCCGGATCGCCATACGTGTCCGTGACGACAAGGCCATGCTTCGCGATGATTGGCGCGAGCCGAGCAAGCGTCGGACCGCCCCGGTATCCGTCGATGACCGCGGACTGTGCGATGCTCCCCTTGAGGAGATCTTCGAGCCACCCGATCACCATGTTCGGCACACCGGTGAGTATGTCGCCGAAGATGCCGCCGCCGATGCCGCCAAGCAGGTTACGCACCGGCTCGACGATCAGATTCTTGATCGCGCCGAGCGGATCGCTGATGATGTCCATCGCCGCATTCGTCGCCTCAGCGAAGAACCCGAGCGCACCCGAGACGGTCTCACCAATCCAGTCCCACACACCGCCGTCCGCAAACGCGAACGCCGGCACTCGACCGGCATCACCGCGAGCGGAGTTGACGCGGTCAAGCCAAGCCTTCCCCCCGAGCGCCCGGAGCGCATCCGGTCGGATGATGCCCTCCCCACCGGAGAGATGCAGCAGACCACCGGTTGGCGAGTAGAACCTGTGCACGTCACGACCCGGCGTATAGCCGGGAAGGACACCACCGGAAGCGAGCTTGATCGGCGTCGCCGTCGGCATCCGAATATCGAGGCCGACCGCTTCAGCGATCTGGTCAAACAGCGCCTTGATGCCGTCGTTGTAGACGGTATTGATGACGAAGTTGACCGGCCCAACCGCGGCTCTCTTGATTGCGTCCCAGGCTTTGCCGATCGCGTCTTTGAGCGTGTCGAACGCGCCACCGATCTTGCTGGTCGCCGAATCGAAGGCGGGAACCACGTTCGCAGTGAACCAGTCCGCGACCGGCCGGATCACCGACTGGATGCCATCCCAAACTGGCTTGATGACGTTTTCGTAGAGCCACGTGAACGCGACACCGAGGGTGTTGCGTACGAAGTCGACGATGCCGCGGAAGATCGCGCCGATCACGCCCCAGGCAATCGCGAGGGCCACTTGGATCGCGGTCCACACGAACGACACGGTGTTCCAAAATGCCATGAAGACGGGCATAAGGATCGTGTTGAATACGAACGCAATGAGGTCGAATATCGGCGCCAGGATCGTGTTCCAGACCCAGCCGATGACGCCAGCGACCGCGTTCCAGACGAATGAGTTGACGTTCCACCATGCCTGAATCACTGGCATGAGGATCGTGCTCAGTACGAACGCAAATAGGTCGAGGATCGGCGCAATGACGGTTTCCCAAGCCCAGGTGAATACGCCGGTGATTCCGTCCCACACGCCTTGGAAGAACTCAGTGAGTCCACCCCATACGTCCTGGAACCCTTGCCCGGCTTCCGTGCTCGAGTCGCCGAGGCTCTTGAACCAGTCGGTGACGACTTCGACGCCATCAGCGACCCATTGCAGTGCCGGCACGACATAGTCGGTGAGGATGCCAGCGAGCCATTCGGCTCCTTCCATGAGGAAGGCTGCGCCGAGGTCGATGAGCGGAGTGATCAGGTCGAGTACCCACGAGACGAGCCCGATGATCGGGTCGAGGATCGCGACGAGGATTGAGATGACGGGCGTCAAGACCGCTGCGAGCGCGCGAACGATCGGCACGAGGATCGGGCCGAGCATCTCGATCAGCGGTGTGAGCGCGACGATGACTTCGCCGAGGAGTCCGCCGAGCGTCCCGAAGATCGGGGCGAGTTGCGCGAAGAGATCCTGCACGACAGGAGCGAGTGCGGTGAATAGTTCGCCGAGCACGCTACCGATGGCGCCGAACGCGCCGCCGAGGGCTTCGCGCAGTTCGGGGCTCGCGGCGATCAGTGCGGTGACTAGACCGATCACCATGCCGATCGGGCCGAGGAGAGTAGCGATCTTGCTACCGATCCCGGCGGCACCACCGGCGGCTGCGCCGCCCGCACCGATGCCGCCAATCGCGGCCGAGAGCGTACCAACCGCGGAGATCGCACCGCCGACGGCGCCGGCGATCTTGCCCAGGAGCAAGAGCACCGGTCCCGCCGCGACAGCGATACCGGCAACGATCCCGATCGTGCGTTGGATCTGCGGGTCGAGGCCCTGCCACCAGCCGATCAGCGTGCGGATGTGCTCGACAGCGGTCGCGAGCATTCGGCCGAATGCGATGCCGAGTTCCTCAGCCTTCGGCGTGAGGTCATCGATCATGCCGGTGAATTCGACAAGGAGCGGCTTGATCTGTGAGAAGAACCCGCCACCCTCGCCGCCAGCGTCGAGGAATGCCGCGCCGGCGCGGCCGATTGCGGCCTTCACGTTGTCCCACGCGGCGACCATGGACTCAGCACCCATGATGCCCGCGGCACCACCTACCGCGCCTTCCATGGCTTCCTGGAAGGTCTCGAACGAGATCTTGCCCTCAGAGCCGAGCTTCATGACCTCTTCGGTCGTGATGCCGAGGTGCTCCGCGAGCGCAGGGAGGACAGCGACGCCTCGCTCGGACAGCTGCGCGATGACTTCGCCGTTGAGCTTGCCCGTGGCGGCGACCTTGTTGAAGATCGCGCCCATCTCGTTCATGTCGGTACCGGCGACCGAGGCGGTGTCGGCGACAAGCTTCAGGGTGCGTTCGAGGTCTTGGCCCGGCTTGATACCAGCGGCCACAGCTCCCGCGGCAGTCGTTGCGGCTTCACCGAGGCCGAAGGCGGTGCCCTTGACCGATGCGAGGGCGTTCGCCATGACCGCGTCGATGTCCTCAGCGGACATCTTGAGCCCCTTGAGCTTCGCCCGTGCCGTGTCGATCGCGACGAGACGGTTCCAGCCAGAGACCGCGAAGATGCCAGCCACGGCGGTCGCCGCGGCAAGCGCGGGCTTTGTGATCCCGTTAGTGAGCTTCGATCCGACTGCGGTGGCCGCGTCGCCCCACTGCGAGATCTTCGCGCCGACCGCTTGCAGGTTGAGGCCCTTGCCGATCGCGCCGCTGAGTTCCTGACCGAGCTTCGAGCCAACGCCCTTGACGTCGACGCCTGCGAGCTCGGCAGTGATCTGGCGACTCGCACCCCGCATCGAGGGGACAATGGAAACCCATGCGGAACCTAGTGTGAACCCGTTCGTGGTCAAGATCGCCCCCTCGATGTTGAGTTACTTCTTTTGGCGTGCGAGCCACCGCTCGGCCTTCGCCTGAGCACGCCGGTCACGCTCCTGCGCCTCGACCTTCCAGTCGGGCTTCGGCGGTTCGACTGGCTTCGGCAGCTGATGCGATTTCGTGCCGAGCGCGGACATGATTCCGGTCACGATGCGGTGGCCCTCGAAATGGATTGCGGCGACCTCGTCAGACCAGGCCGCTGGCCCACCTCGCGCACGGAGAAGACGCGACCCCGGAGGCAGCTGCGTAACGAGCACCCACGCGCGGCGCCACGAGAGGGTGCCGCGCCAGAGATCGAGGAGGTCTACGCCGTATTCACTTTGTAGATCCGCCTCGATCTCATCGGCGTAGTCACGCAGTAGCTTCCGGAGCGCTAGGCGTTTCCCTGGCCACCCGCCTGGATAACCTCCGTAACGAACACGAGCAGATCGCTGCGCTTGAGCTTGCCGTCGACGCGGAGCGAGTCCTTGATCTCAGCGACGCGCTTCGCGTCGCCGACGATGACCTGCAACGCGAGGTTCGGGCTTCCGTGCTCGAGCGCGGTCATGAGGTCGTCATCGTCGAGGTCATTCGGGTCGAACTCGAGGTCGAATCCGCGCACCGTGACCTTGATCAGCTCGCCAGTCGCTTCGGCCTTCGCCGCGTGATCAGCAGGTGCCTTCGCGCCAGCCTCCGCCGCGAGTTCCTTGGTGGTCTTCTTAGTAGTCATTGCTCTCCCTGAATGGGTGCTCTCCTGGAAATACAGAGCCCCCGCGACGTCGGGAGAGCATCGAGCGTCGCGGGGGCAGTAGATGGGCTGCTACGGCGTCTCAGGCACCGTCACAGTGCCCGGAATCATCGCCGGGGCATCGGTAAGAAGACGGAAGCCGCCGAGCACCCCGAGCGCGTACTGCCACGCCGTGAGTTCCTTCGCCTTCAGGGCAACCGACGAGCGGGCTCCGAGCGTCACGTGAGTAAGGATCAGACGCCACTTCGAACCCGAGCCGGTCGTCTCGAACGCATCAATCACTGCACAGAGGTTCTTCACTGTGCGCGACGCGGGCGCATTGAACTCGGCATAGTCCTTGCCTGCCGCGGTCTTCTTCTCGACCGTCGCGTCAAGGTTCCACTTGACGATCTCGAGCTTTGACTCGAGCAAGTTTGCGTTCAGGGTCGTGTCGGAGCTCGACATGAATTCCTTCACGACAGCGTTGCCCTGGTGACCGCGGATCTTCTCGACCGAGTCGGACAGGTCGAGCGCCATGCCTTCCTCGGAGATCCAGCCGCAGTCGATCATGCCTGCGGGGATCGCGCTGTTGAAGTCGAGATCGGCGAGCTGCGCAGCGAGCGCGGGAGTGTATTCAGCGAGATAGACCGAGTCGTCATCCGACCCGAACATCAGCGCGTTGAGCGAGTTGACAGTCATTTTGGTTGCCTCCTAGCGGCAAGTAGCGGTGAGTTGGTAGGTCGCCACACTGCGTGGCGAGCCCGTGTCGGGATCGGGGAGTTCTTGCGGCGTGGTCGCCCACACGATCGATGAGACCGGCGACGCCTGGTCAGAGGGGAGCTTGCGGATGAGCGCGTCCACGTCGGCAGCGAGCGAAGCCGCACGACCCGTCGACGTGTCGTAGGCCGAGATCGTGAGCTGCACGACCTGCATGATGCGTTCTCGTCGTCCGGGGCCACCCGTGCCGACGACGCGCACGAATCGCTTCGTGCCGTCGTCAGGCCGGGACGACACCACCCGCACATCGAGGGCGCGGAGCGCAGCCATGACGACGGCTTTGACGTCGGGTGACTTCATAAGCCATCGCCTACAGCGCGCTCGAGCACATGCTCTCGCGCCTGCCGAATCTTCGCTTCATACGTTTCGGCCATCACCGTGGCGCGAGCACGATCAGCACCCACGTTGACTTGCGAACCGAAGCCGTCGCCTGCACGGCTTGCGATGGTCTCACCGGCTTCGGCAAGCATCGCCTGTACTTGCGCCGACTTGAGGAACGCATCTATTTCGCGCTTGTTGGGTACGAACTTCACGAAGTCTCCTTACGGTGTGCGCCAATGAGCGAGACCGACAGTCCCAGTGGCCAACGTGCCGGTCGGCCGTCGACGCGCCACTCAGCACCATCGACTTCGAGTCGATCTCCCGACTTGATGTCTGGCCATTGATCAGGCCAGTACAAGGTCGGGCTTGTGACCGTGGCGTCGGTGCCAGCTTCGATCGGCAGATCGGTTGGCGTCGGCGCGAACAGCGCGTCAGGGAGCGCTACGCGCTCGTCTTCGCCGGGGACCGGCTCGTCGTATTGATCAATTCCGCCGTCCCCTGCCCGGATGCGAACTACCGTGACCTTCCAGTCATCGAACATCGCCCGGTCCCTTCACCTGCACGGTGAACGCCCGACGTGCCTTCTTGGCCGTCAGCATCCGGCGATGCTTCGCGGTCAGGAACATGTCGCCGCGCGGGTTCGCGAACTTGAGCGTCTTCTGAAACGGGCCAGCGCCCTGCTGCACAGACTCAAGTCCTGGGCCATTACCGGATGCCAGCGCCGACTCGACTATCTCGCACACGACGTCGGCGACCGTGTCCGGGTCAAGTTCCTTGCGCGCGATCCGGTCATCGATACCTGCAATCTCCGCACGGACTGTACGGGATGCCCGCGCGAGATTGCGGTCGAGCTTGTCGTCTGATGTGCCCGCCGGCGCGATGAACTCGTTCTCTTTGAAGTAGGTCGAGTCAGCGAACGGCTCCATGGTTACTTCCGTGCTCGGGTCTTCGGCGCCGCGGCGTACGGTCCAGCCTTGGCCGGTTCAGCCTTCGTCTCGGTGGCTACCTCGCGCTCGTCATCCTCCGACTCATCGTCTTCGGACTCGTTGCCTTCGTCATCTTGGCTTTCGCCTTCAGGGTCGGCGTCCTGCTGGTCGTCGCCAGACTGGTCGTCGACCTCGGGTTGTTCGCCAGAATCGAGTTCGTCGGCAATGAGGTGCTCACCAAGCTCGACATCTTCCGGCACGACGTCGCCAGCGGCGAGCGTGACCACCGAGCCAATGCCGGTCGTGATGATCACGACGCCTTCGAGGTCTTCACGAATCTTGCTCATGATGTTCTCCTTTGAGACACGTGTGGGCGGCAACGAACGTCACCGCCCACACGCTTGATCAACTAGGCCGCGACCGTCGCCTTGAGCGACAGGTTCGCGTTCGCGAGCACCGGCATGGCGATCGCGTCGGAGACGACCTCGGCGAGCATCGGAGGCTTCTCGCCGCGGTAGACGCCCGCGACGATGCCAGGAGCATCGCCCTCGAGCTGGAACTTCGGGTCCGACGAGGTGAGGGTGCGACCCCAGAACGTCGCGCCGAGCGGCGCGTCTTCCCAAGCGTCGACGTCGACCGGAGCGGGGAGCAGGAGAAGCTCATTCTCACCAAGGATCAGACCAGCCGACGTGCGACGGGTGTACACCTCGATCGGGGGCAGACCGGCACCCTCGACAAGCGAGTTGATCTCAGCTGCCGATGCCGGACGCGAGCCGCCACCAACCAGGTTGGTCTTGAACTCATCACCGGCCGCGAGCAGACGGTACGCCTTGCGCGACATGATGATCGCACCGGGCGCGACGCCGTTCGTCGCCTCGTAGACGTCCGACCATGCCTGAAGGTCAGCGAGGCGCGACACTGTCGAGCCGGTCGACCAAAGGTTCGCCGCGGTCACCGTGTGCGATGCCTTACGGCCGAAGTCGTCAGCACTGCCGATCTCGGGGATCGTCGCCTTGCCGGTCGACAGGACGATGCCGCGGAGCCGCTCGATACGGTCCGAGACTGCCTGCGCGACCTGACGAGTCGTCGACAGCGCTTCGGTGAGGATGTCCTCGTTGTCAGCATTGCGGACGCGCAGCTGGTCGTACTCAGAGATGATCTGATTCTGCCCAATTGCGGGGAGCTCCAGCGTGTAGCGCTTGCCGCCCTCGCCCTTGCCGATCTCCGGCTCAGCGTCGAAGGCACGGAACTGCGCCTCCGCGACGAGACCAGCTTGGCCAGCCTTGAAGCGCACGACAATGTCGTTCACCGTCCGGTTCGGGAGGAAGTGAGCGAGGCTCGACTTGCGCGCCTCGATATCGGCCAGAGCCTCGCGGACGTAGCCCGTGAGCTCGGCAGGATCGATCAGTTCGGTCCAGAGAGTTGCCATTGAACTAGTCCTTTCTAGGCGAAGACGCAGGTCGTGGCGTTCTTCGCGGCCGCGGGGGCAGCGAAGTCGGCGTACGGCACGTTCGCGACATTGATGCGGCCGTGGTCAAGCACGGGCACACCAAAGTCGGCGTCGCCGACGACCTTCTGGTCAGTGAGGATGAAGCCAGCGAGAACGCCGGCGTCTGTGGTAGTGCCCACGGCAACCGTGTAGGGCACGACGCGATTGTCGACAATCGCGACGGGAGTGCCCGACTTGATGAAGCCGTTGGGGAAGTGCGTGGTCTTCGTGAACGCGGAGACGTCGAGGATCTCGGTGCGCGCATTGCGGATGCCGTGCGACGAGCCGAGCCAAGTCATGTCACCTGCGCCGAAGGTCTCGGTAGTGAGACGAGGCATGGGTTACTCCTTTGAGTGTTATGAGTTGGTCTTCTTCTTGTGTCGGTTCTGGAACAGCTCGCGACCCGACTGCACGGAGCCGCCCTTGCGGTCGGCTTCGCGCTGGCCCGAGTCAGGGACGACTTCCGTCGTCCGCTTGATCTCGGTCGAGTTCGCGGTCACCCATTCGGTGATTGCGTCGACGTCCGCACCGTCGCCCTTGATGAACCGCGACTTATCGAAGTCGAGCAGCGCGTTCGGTGAGAGTGCACGGCCTGCGAGCGCTGACGTGAACGCGGTGCTCACTCGCTCAGCGGCAAGCACGGCACGAACTTCGGCACGGCCTTCTTCGCGCGCGGACTCGACGGCATCGGCCGGCGGTTCCTTCGGCAGCTTGTCGAATTGCTCGGCCTTCGCCTTGTAGTCGTTAAAGCCGTCGTACTTCTTGTGCGTGCGTGCGACCGCGGCGTCAATGATCTTGTCGAGATCTGCCTGCGTGGCCGGAGGCGTGAACGTCGACGCGCTCTCCTGCTGGCCCTGGCTGGCGTCGGACTGCCACCACTGCTGCGGTTGCTGTTGCATGAGAATGGGCATTCTGTTCCTTTCATGAACACCGATTAGGGCCCGTCGGCCATCACCCCGATGCGCTCGGGTCAGCGAACCCCGCACGAATGCGGGTGGTCTAATGCGCCGGGTACGAGTCGGGAAAGAGTTGCCCCATTCGCACCGCGACTGCGGCGTCGTCCACGACCCGGCCCTCGGCTTCAAGCGATGCTCGTGCCGCCATATATCGGTCGTACATGGCATCCGGGTCATAGCCCTCGATGTGTGCCGTGTCTTGATCCCATTGCGGCACGATCATGCAGTCGTCGTTGTCGTGGAACTGTTTGAAGCCACGGTCACCCGCAGTTTCCCGCGAGTGGTAAACCCACCCGCGCGACGCGAGCATGTCGCACCACGCGCATGTCTCTCGACCCGAAGGCACACGAGCAAACCGCGGCTTCGCCGGGTCAAGCTCGACATTCCGCGCGATCGTCGCACGAGACGAGTAGAGGATGTGTCGTTGGATCGCACCGGACAGCGCTTCGACGACTTGCGCGGGATCTTCCTTGAAGAGCGCCTTGACACTTCCGGCGACGGCTTCGGGATCGGTTCCCGCGGCGGCGACCGCGCTGAATCCACCCATCGGGCGAACTTCTTCGAACCACTCCGCGGACGCGGCGGCGGCAACGTCCCCGTACTCGCGCACGAGCGCCGGCGCAAGCTCGAGAAGAGCGTCACGAAGCTCGCCCGGCGTCGACGGGTTGAGTACCTCGAGGAGTGCTTTCATATCGCGCAAAGCCATCGCGACCAGCCGGTCGTTCGCAGATTGCAGCCGGTCCATGTCGCCGCGGGATGTCATTACTCCTCCTCGAGCGTCGTGGCCTCCGATTCAGGAAGGCGAAGCGAGACGGGAACCGCGCCGGTGAACTTCACACCGTCGAGGCCGAGCATGTCGCCTGCCGCCTCAGGTTCAACGCCCGCGCGGACGGCGAGTCCTAGCGCGTCGAACCGCTCTCGGAGAGTGGCAGCGTCAGGGGGGTGGTAGTAGCCCCGTCGCGAGCGATGATCCGGTCGAGGAGTCCGCCGCCCGCGTTCCGGCGACGCTCTTCGACCATCTGGCGAGCGATGTGTTCGCCGAAGATGATGCGCATCATGATCTCGGACTCTTTCAGCCAGTCGAATGCGGAGACCATCTTGATCGCCCAATCGCCCTCGGCGCCCTTCGTCGGGGTCGCTGGGTCGCGGAACTCGGCACGGATGCCCCGGAGATCCTTCGACATCTCGGGCGTCCACTCGCCGTGCAGCACCGCGGCGACATCACGGGCGAGGTTCGCGCGAGAGTCTCGATACCAGTCGAGCTCGTCTTCAACGATCTGCACGAGGTCACCTTCTGACGCGCGGATCGCGTCGGCCGACGGCGGATTCTCCTGCACGATACCGAGGTAATTCAGCGGCAGGCTCGTTTCACTCGACACCATCATCGCGATCGTTTTCAGATGATCAGAATGCGGTTGCATCGACGCTTGCGCGAACTGCCCAAGCTCGACACGGCGGAGCTTCTCCTGTTGCTCTTCCTCGATCGGGATGTCAGGCATCGCAAGCATGCCGCCGATCAGCGCTTCCCAGGCCGCGACAACGCGCCCGCTCTCGTCAGTGAAGTCCTCGGGACGAGCGCCGAGCGCAAAGCGCTGCGGAGTCGAGAAGAACTCGGCGTGCGTCTCTTGGCGGAGCAGGATGCGCACACCAATGTCGGTGTAGCCGATGAGCGGTCGTGTGATGCGTGAGCGGCCAAATGGCCGGTCGATTGTCTTGCCCCACGAGTACACCGTGCAGGTCACTCGGTCATGGCCGCGCTCGGTGCGATGCGTGACGATGTTCTTGCCGTTACGTCGCTCGATGCTGATCGTCTTGCCCGGCAGGTAGAGCACCCAGCCGCCCTCGAAGCGCTCGAGCGCGGCAAGTGTGTTGCCAGTGCGCGGGTCAACGGTCGCCGAGGCATCGAGTGCAGATGCGGCCGTCAGCAGCACCTCACCGTCGTCGCTGTCGCTCCCCGTCGTGAACACGAACGCGCACGAGTGCTTCAGTGACGATTGGATCGCGAGCTTCTCCACCGCCATCGGCCGCGGCTGAGCGAGCGCATTCTGCACCTCCTCAAAGAGGTCAGACCCCTGGCGAATCGAGAACCCATCCGGGCGGATTCGACGCGCAGGCGTATCGACTGCCTTTGCGGGCCAACCGAGCACCGTCGCGAACTTCTTCATCGGCGGCGGGATCGTGATCCCGAACTGCTCAACGTTCTTGTGCGCGTCATAGAGCCGCGTACGCATTCGGTTCCGGTTGCGTTTCTTCTCAATCGTCGAGCGAAGGCGGTTGAACGTGGTGAGTTCGTCCTCGGTGAGGCCGTCAAACATCGGGTTAGCTCCTCACGATGACTCGTCGGGTGCGCTTCGCGCGCGGAATTCGTTTAGTGTTCTGCGACGCCCATAGCGCGACACCGATCGCTTCTACCGGTGTCTCGTCGCCGTCGTCGGTCGTGGCCCGCCAAGCCCAGCCGCCGGTCTTGCCGCGGAACTCCTTGTCGCTCACTGCGACCGACTTCTCGAGCACGTCGTCTTCCGGCGCTGCAGGATGCGTGACCTTGCGACCGCTAATCGCCGTCAGTAAGAGCGGACCCGAGGCTAAGTACTCAGCAGCGGAGAGCACGTGAATGAAGTGTTGCGGCACCTTCTCCTCGAGGAGCGCCTGCACGAGAGATGCGGCACCTGCTTGCCCACAGATCGCGATCATGGCCAGGTCACGCCACCGCTCGGCGAGCCACTTTGCGAGCGGCTCGACACCTTCTTCGACGGGTCCGAGGTAATTGCCGACCAGCTCGAGATGCGTCGCCTCATCGTGCTTTACGACGCCTGCCACGGATTGCTTCTGCCCATCGCGGCTGAACGTGATCGCGATCGAGCGAACACCCTCGGGCGGAGACGTCGAGACCGCAGTCGCCTTCCATGCAGGAGCGGGGATCGCGCGAGACCCGGCACGGATCTCTTCGTCCCAGATCCCAAGACCTTCACGCGCGAACGAAGCTTCGTCACCGAGTAGCTCACGAAGCCGGAGGATTGACTCTTCCGGCGTCCGATCGGGATACGAGGGATTGCCGCGCTTCCACTGCTCACGGTCGTCAAGGTCGGCGCCGTGATCTGCACCGATCTCGATGTAGAGCTGGTTCGACTCGACCACCTCGCCGTTGGCGCGGGCCTCTTTCACCGCAAGCGCCTTCTTCCGATAGCCCTTGAAGACCTCGCTCGGGTCTTTCGGGTCCGGTGGCGTGCCCATGAACAGGATGAGCGGGTTCTTGATGGTGTTCGCGGCCGGGATCATGTCGTTGAGCGCGGATTGCTTCAGGATCTGCGCTTCGTCGAAAACTACGATGCTGACGCCGGGGATACCGCGGCCGAAGCCGTGCTCGCGAGCACCGAAGAGGATACGCGAGCCGTTCTTGAAGATGATCGCCTGCTGGCCGTTGCCGAGGCGAATCTTCTCGACATAGGGCGCGATTTGAGGCCGCTTCGCGAGGCTTGCCAGCGACTCGAACGTCTCGTCAGAAGTCTTCGAGTGGTGTGCGGTCCACAGCGCTATTCGCCGAGGCTGCAAGATGCACAGCGCGAAGATAATCGTGCCGAACGTGAACGTCTTACCCACCTGACGGCAAGTCGAGAGCACGACACCGCCGACGCCGGCCGCGTAGAGCCCCTTCTCGCGCTTCGCGAGCACAGCACGTCCGAGACCCCGCTGCCAATCATCGTGCACGACGCCCATACGCTTGCACTGCGCCGCGACGGCCGGATAGCCGCTCGATTTGATCCCCGACGGCAGAACGAGATGTTTCGCTACTTCAGATAGACGCCTCGTCCCAGGTTTCGTCGTCGACAGCTTCGGCATCGGCGAGTTCCTCCTTGAGACGCAGGCGCTCGGCAGCGATCTGCTTACGCAGCTCCTCGAGGCGGCGAGTGAGCGCGGCGAGATCCCGCGGCGGACAGTTCGGATCGGCCACCGTTTCAGCGACCCGATCTCGCATCGCCATGAGGAGCTCGAGGTCGCTTCCGTCGCGTGCTGCTTCGTCGACAGCGAGAGTGCGCGGTTCCAGTGCCGAGGGCGGCTCGTCTGGTTCGACGGCTCGAAGGTGACGGTGCTTGCCCTTGTTGTCGCGACACTTTGCCGAGCAATACCGGCGACGTCGGTCGCTACTGTTCAGGGGCTTCCCGCATGTGGAGCACTTCACGACGGCTCCTTTCACTGCTGGAACTTGACTCCCGTCATCGTCATGTATCGGCCTCGCGTGTAGAACTCAACTTTGATGCCGTCGATGTCTCGCACCCATCCGGCTTGCGAGTCGGCGTAAACCCAGACATGCAAGCCCTTGCCGCTCGGCGAGATCTCGACAAGCCAGCTCTCATGCTCGTCGAGGAACTTTCGGGCCGCCGGCAGAAGGTCACCGTCGACCAAGACGTCATCAAGGTCGAAACAGCCGAAGCCGTCACCGTCGAGCACGAACCCGAGCCCGTCACCGACTTTCGCGCGAGAGGCTTCCCGGTAGCTCGACCACGTACCGGAATCGGTCGAAGATGCGTACCGTCCTGAGACTTGCAGCGGAACCTTTCGGCCATCGATGAGCTGCCATCGCACCCAACGGTCAATACCGATCATGTCCGCCGGATATGCCGGCATTCTCGACAGCTTCTTTCGGCAATTCGCACCACAAGTCCGAGCGTCAACGCGCCGAAGGTTGATCGGCGACTTACAGACGATGCAGGTGCGGTGCTCCATGCTCTCAATTCTAACGCATGTCACACATAAATGGCTTAGTTATGCGGTAGACGCAAGTGCACGATTTCGCACACCAGAACCACGGCACAGAATCAAGCGAGCCTCAATGAGTGAAGGATCGAGTCCAATTGAGCCTCAGCGACAATGCCGAAGCCCGCTCTAGTGAGGTTTATTGCACCGCGGTGCCGTGTGGAAAAACTTCGGGGAGAGATCGGCCCTATGCCTCCGGGGCGGCCCTGCCGGGATGGGGGCGGGGGTGGTGCCCCCTACCTCGAAGTCGGCAGACCGTGGCTTGAGCCGGTCACCATTCGACGAGGTTCGTGATCACAGCCGCGCTCTGCGCAGTGGTGCCTGCGCGTCGAGCGAGTTCTTCCTCGATCGTGCGCGTGCCCTTCTCCTGATTGCAGGACCTGTGCATGAGTGCCACGTTCGCGCGTTCAAGCGGTGAACCACCACGAGCGCGCGGTAGATCCTCGTCCACCTCGCCGCGCATCGGATGCGGAACACAACCAGCGCACTCAGGCTTCGCGCAGCGAGGTCCGTGCTCGCCCGCGATCATGCCAAGGGATTTGTCGACAATCCCACCGCAGAGTGCGCAGTAGTCTTCCTCCGCCTTGACCCGAGCGACGAGCTGTCGGCGACGGTGACCGTTCGCGTTAGTCGGCCCGGCGTGCACGCTCATGACGAGCCTCACAATCTCTCGCTAGACCAGGCACGACATATGCCTTGCCGCAATCGCTACACAAGTACGGGTCGGTCATTGTCGTTCCTCCCCTGGCCGGGCCTGGTAGTTCTATGTGCCCGGATAGGATCGCGACAGGACTGTCCCTGTGTCGATGGAGAACACAATGCTGCGATTCAACCCCGCCCCCGGCTGGCCTCCTGCCCCCGAGGGGTGGCTCCCTCCCGAAGGCTGGCTACCGGACCCGTCATGGCCACCAGCACCGGATGGCTGGCAGGTCGTCGTCGTCGATGACGGTGCGGTCGCGGTTCATGACCCTGGAGTACAGCAGGAGCCCGGCGGATTCCGCGCTCGACTCTCCGGTCTGCAAGGCGTCTCCGACCGCCTACCGAAGCTCCCTACTGGGATGGTGCGGCGTGCCTCCGGCGAAAGCGTGCAGCACGACACCGCAGGCTCGAGTGACGATGTGCTCTGGGAAGGTACCTCGAAGACCATGACCGGTGTCGGTGGCGGGAAGTTCCGGCTCACGCGACGCTTCGTCATCTTCGAGCGCGGCATGCTGACTTCGCAGTCGCAGCAGATTCCGCTCGAATCCGTCAAGGATGTCGATGTGAAGCAGTCGCTTGCACAGCGCACCCGTGGAGTGTCCGACATCGTCTTGCATTGCGAGCCCCACGGCGACCGTGCCGAAAAGGTGTTGCTCGAATCGATCAGCGATGCGCAACGAGTGCGTGACCTCATCAACGACGCGGTCCGCGCTCGCCTGCACGAGATTCAAGACCGCGAGCGCCGCATCGCCATGCCGCAAGTCACCGTTGCCGCCGCGGCACCAGCCGCCGCCAGTGGAGGCGACGACGTACTCGCCCAGCTCGAACGACTCGGCGCGCTCCGTGCTGCAGGCGTTCTCACCGACGACGAGTTCGCAACGGCGAAGGCAACCCTGCTCGGGCGATAGTCTTCCGAAACGGCGTGTGCCCCGGCCAGTCATCTGGTCGGGGCACACGTATCTCGCAGGGCTCACCCTACTACAGGACTGTGAAGTTCGGGCAAAACAATCTCCCAATCTCCGGATTCAGTTTCGACGGCTTCCACCTCCGGCCGGTACTTGGCTTTCAGTCGCAGGTTCCGTCGTCGCTTGGCTTCGAGGTAGTCGCGCCACTCCTCACACTCGCCAAGCTCGACATGCCGCTTGCCGTTGCGCTTGATACAGGTGACACCGCCGACTGAGATCCATTCCTCAAGCGAGCGGCGAGATCTGCCTAGCTCTGTCGCGGCCTGTGCGACCGGGCGCCACCGCTCGGCGCGACGCTCCCACCGACAGGTGTCGCAACGCACACCGTCGAGCTGCAGATCTGCCCAGACCTCGGCACCGCACTCCGGACACTTCCGAGGGCGTTGAGCCACCGGGGCACGACCTTCGAGCGGCCACTGCCGCATCGGGCGGATCGCCCACACGTCCATGAGGTCTCGGTAGATCGGCCAAGCAGAATGCGCGACGACGTCAGGCCACCAAGCGCGGAGCCTCCCGGTGAGGTTGATCGTCCACGTGCGAAGTGTGTCTGGGTCATCGGTGACGACGAGCTGCACACCAACCTCTTCACCATTCACGGCACGGCGCACCATGTGCTCGGTACTCGCGAAGTTGTGCCGGTTCAAGACCTCCCGGAAGTAGCTCTCCATCTTCCACAGCTCAGCAAAGCTGAAGTCCACTTGATCGAGCGGACCCAAGCGCACCGGTGCCGGCGTCAAATCCCGCGAGCGCGGTTGTCCATCACCAAGATGCGCGCCCGGCATCACGATGTGCGCGAGATGCTCGAGCAGATCCGGCAACTCGACAAGCGCGTCAAGGTACTTATCCACGATCTCTCCATCCGCCAGCGAGCCAATCGAACATTCCAGTAATCAGGTGCGGGATCGTCTCCGGCTTCCGGTTCCACTCGATGGAGAGAATCACGGCAACGAATGCGGCGTGCATGACCAAGACCCATCCGAGGTACTCCCAGAACGGCATCACAAGCCACCACCCTCTTCCGGCAAGTGCCGCCGGACGAACTCGCTTGTCTGAGCAATCTTCACCAACGTGACCACATCCACCGGTGCGACGCCCGCAGCCCAAAGTGCGATCCCTGAATCAATGACCCCGGCAACACCCTTCGGATCAGTAACGCCGAGCGCGCGCAGCTTGGCTAGCGACTCATCTACGGCGATCGCCGCGTGCAATGTAATGCCCGTACATAGCTCGGCTTCCTGTAACCCACGCGGCTTGTGCTGCTCGGCTTGCCATTCCGCGCCCGCCACGAACGCTCCGCGCATCATCGTCACGACAGCCTCTCGCGGATACGAGTACCCCGCTCCGTGTTCCATCGCGTACCGGCGTTCAGCCTCGGCCCGTGCCTCGTCACTGCTCATCGCCCTGCACCTCCCTGAATGCTTGTCGTTGGCGCTTGTCTCGTCGCGCCTGCTCCCTCGCGGCCTTCCGGTGGGCACGTCGCTCCGACCGATAGAGGACCGCCGTGAAGCACCACGCGCGGTCCAGGGGCACAGCCGATACCCACACTCGTCTGGGCGGTTCGCCGTTCCAGCACATCGTGCGATCGCTGTAAAGGCGCGTCCCGCCCAATAGCGTCGGCTGATACGCCTTCTCGCCGTCGGCGTTCTCGAACACGGTCACAAGCCGGTCACTGCTCATCGTCTTCGTCCTCTCGCTCGCAGTCCGGGCAGGTGGTAACGGACCACAGCACCGTGGGCTTATCGGTGTGCATCTCTCGACCGCAACCACCGTCGCACTTGATCGTCCAAATGCTCATGACTCCCTCGCTTCCCGCGCGATCTCCTCGCGCACCTGCTCTCTACTGGTCATCGTCTTCCCCCCAGTCAGAGCCGGGAGCGATCCGGGACACGATCACCGTGGGGCTGTCCCGTAGCGCTGGCACGCGACGTCGTGCGTTATCCGCCTGCTCCCATGTCGGGAACGTCGCCCCGACGATCAGCGTGTACCGCTCCCGGCCACTCATGTCCGGCATGGAAGCCGGGCGGGCGACCGCGTATTCGCGCCGATCCAGCATGGCGTAGTACCGCTCCAGGGCATGCACGGCCTCAGCGAGGGTGTCCGCCCAGTAGTGCTCTTGGTGGCTCCGGTACGTATCTCGCTGATCTACCAGCCTCTCGATCAGGTCACTCATCGCCGATCACCTCCCACGGGCCGACCGTTCGCTTCTCCACGACGATCCGCTCGTCCTCGATCACGAACGGGTACTCAGCGTGAGCCTCGTACAAGGCGTTGACGGCAGCCCCAGCGTTGATCCGCGATTCCCCGACCACTTCACCATTCGGGAACCGGGCTCGAAACTCCGCCTCACGCTCCCGCTCCGCCTGCCACTTCGCCCCTTGGACGAAGTGGGCTCGGTCGCGCTCCGTGTCATAGTTCTGCCACTGGGCATCGAGTTCGCTGTAGTCCTCTCGGTCGATTTCGTAATCGCCAGTCGGGAGCCACAGTGGGTAGCGCCGCTCGGCCTCACGCTCAGCCGCGTTCATGCTTCTGCCTTCCTCTTAACGGGGCGGAAAATTGAAGATTCCGCGCCTAAATGATCTGTAGACAACTCTACCGATATTGGTGTAGAGTGATCTACATGAACAGCAAGCGCATCGCCACCGCCACCACCGCAGACAACGCAACCCAGATCAACATCTGGCAGGAAACCTCCTACACGGGCAAGACCATCTACATCGTTGACTTCGTACACCTGCTCCGCCGCGCCTCTGACCGCCGCTCGATGACCTGGGCAACCAAGTTCACCGAGAAAGCCGCCCGCGAAGCCGCTAACGCCTGCTGGGCGCGCTGGAACGGCAACCGTGGAATGATCGCAGCATGACCACCGACCTAGAGCGCGCCGGGGCAAAACTCCGGCGCGCCCGCGCCGCCCTCGCCAAAGCGACCGAGGAAGCACAGGCTGCCGCCCTGCAAGCCCTCGCCGAGGGCCACGCCGAGGCAGCGGTAGCGCGCGACCTCGGTGTAGACCGAATGACTGTGCGCAAATGGGCGGGGAAACGGTAGACGCCAGGTCTATGTTCTTCATTGCTCTGCCTTCCCGTAGACGGCTTCGAGCACAGCACGCGCCTCAGCCCGGTAGAAATCCCGGCGATCTTCCGGTAGTAGACGCTCCGTGTCTTCCAGGCGGTCATGTCTCGTCACCCCCATCGAGCAAGGCGAGGACACGACGCAGTTCCTGGATGCCGTATGCGAACGGGTCGTCGGGCATGCCCTCGGTGTTCTCGATGCAGTACGCCCGCACCTCGGCGAGCTTCGCCTCAGCATCCTCAGCACGCGCGGTCTGCTCGGCGTAGGTCAAAGCGAATCCGGGGTCGATGCTGGTGACCTTCTCATCGAGCTTCCCGTCGATCACGTACGAGAGGATGCGCAGCGGCACCACGGCCTCGCCGTAGTCGCCCCAGGCTCCGCCGACCCACCAGCCCTCGTCCTCGCCGACCTCGGCGTCACGACGCTTGATGCCCTCGATCTCGGCTTCCAGCTCCGCGATCCGCACGGCGTCACGATTCGCCTGCCACTCGATGCGCTGCTGCAAACGGCAGTCGACCCATGCCCGATGCGAGAACCCCTGCTCGGGGATCTCCTGGAACTCTCGCCACTCCTCATCCGTGATCCGCCACCCGAACGCCTCGTCACTGCTCATCGCCCGGCACCTCCCTGAATGCTTGTCGTTGGCGCTTGTCTCGTCGCGCCTGCTCCCTCGCGGCCTTCCGGTGGGCACGTCGCTCGGACCGATAGAGGACCGGGCGTTGAGATGGCACGAGGACCGGGCCGATCTTGGTCCAAACCGGGTCCGGAGGCTCTCCAGCCCACGACGCCGAGTAGTCGTAGACGAGCCTTGTCCCGTCCGGGAGCGTCGGCTGATACGCCTTCTCGCCGTAGTCGTTCTCGTACACGGTCACGAGTCGGTCAATACTCATCGTCTTCGTCCTCTCGATATCGCTCGCACCATGAGCACTCGCACTCCTCGTAACTGCTGGAATGCAGCCACGTCGTTTCAGCCACCGACACGGACGGATAGCCGTACACGTCCATGTGGACCTGCACCAGGTACTCGCCGTCGCACCACGTGGCGGAAAACCCGTGGCCCCGACCGGGCCGAGATTCCTCAGCCCAGGTCACCTGCCACGCGTAGTGATCAATGTCCAGCGGAATCGTGCTCGTCTCGACGTACCGCCTGGCCTCGGCAATTGCTTCCGGCCACGCCGCCGCTTGGCGCTCAGTGAACTCAGGCATCGTCTTCGTCCTCTCGCTCATCGTGTCCTCCTGAGCTTCGGTAGGGCCTTCGTCAGGTCCATCGACGCGCGCTTGACCGCCGCCGCCTCCGGCCCGTACAGGTAGGGGTAGTCCGGGTCATGGTCGGCGCTCAGCGCCCGCTCCGCGCGGTCCAGGAACCGCCTCGCTTCTGCCACTGCCTCTTCCAGGTCACTGCGCCGCATTGGGTGTCTCCTTCGTCTTGATCCCGAGCACCGCAGCGATCTCGGGGCGCATCTCGGGGTGCTCGTCGTCGGGGCCGTGTGGCACCCACCGAACGAGCCGGTCCATCGCGTCTGCGCGCAGCTTGTCCCCGTCCGTGTCCACGTCGGTGAGCGTCGCCAACGCGATGAGCGTCGCGATGCGCTGTTGCTCGGCAATCGCTAGCAAAGCGTGCGCAATAGCGTTCTGGCTCGCGTCCGTAGCGAAGTTGCGCCCGTCTCCGCTCCCTCCCAACGCCTCCCGCGCTTCCGCGGCGTGGTCGATTCGTTCCGTCATGTCGTCTCCTTCCCGTCGAGCACCGCGAGGACATTCAGCGCGAACTGCAAGACGTAGTCGAACGGGTCGTCCGCATAGCCCTCAGTGCGCTCCAAGCAGAACTCCCGCACGGCGTCGATCTTCGCCTCGGCAGCCTCAGCCCGCTCATGCGCCGCTCGGCCCATCTCGTGCTCCTCGTGTAGCAGGCGCCATAGGTCGGTCGGGCGCCGACCATGCGCGGAACAATCCTCCTGTGGTCCGTCGCCGTATGAGCACCCGCCGTCGCAAGGCGGGACTTGCGCCCGCAGGTGCTCGACCTCGGCTTCCAGCTCCGCGATCCGCTCGGCGTCACGCTCCGCCAACCGCGCCCGCTGCGCACTACCGAGCACGGCAGACAGAACCGCATCCGCCTGCCGGTAGTAGTCATCGACCAGATGCGGGTAGTCGGGATAGGGGCGGTTCTTGCCGCCCTCAAGAAGCGCGTCCCAAGTCCAGGCCCATTCGCGCTTATCGCTCTCGTAGATAGCCCGCGCGATACGGTCACGAACCGACTCACTCATCGGAATACTCCTCGTCTAGAAAGTCACAATCACTGATCACGCACACGTGCATGCGCGCATAAAGCGTCGGAATCGTCGTCACAGTCGCATCACTCACTGCTCTGCACTCCTTAAAACGGTGGCTCGTCTTGGAAACCAAGATCCGTAGGCGGCGAACCCCACCCAGACGACGGCGAATCAGCACGGTCCTGCACCGACCGCGACCACGCCTCATGCGACTGCCCCGCGCCACCCCGTCCCGACGTGCGCGTCACCTGCGCAGTCGCATACCGCAGCGACGGACCGATCTCTTCAACGTCGAGCTCAAAGGTCGTACGCTTCTCGCCCTCGCGAGTCTCATACGAACGCTGCTTGAGCTTGCCCTGCGCGATCACGCGCTGGCCCTTCGTCATCGACGAAGCAACGTGCTCGGCGAATTCGCGCCACACCGAAGCGCGGAGGAACAGCACTTCGCCGTCCTTCCACTCGTTCGACTGACGGTCGAAGATGCGAGGAGTCGAGGCGATCGTGAAGTTCGCGACCGCAAGACCGTTCGGGGTATACCGCAGTTCAGGATCAGCCGTCAGGTTGCCCACCACAGTGATCAGAGTCTCGCCAGCCATTACTCGTCGACCTCCACCGGCTCGAGATCCCGAACCGACCGCTCCCACAACGCCTTCACCGCATCAATGTCGATCACCCCGAGCGTGATCAACGCCTCAGCGATCTTCACCGACGTCAGCACCTCCATCCGCGGATGCTCACGCTTGATCAACTCCGCCACCCGAGCCCGCAACTGAAGCCACTCGGCAGCCGTCATCTTCTTCTCGTCCATGTGTCCTGCTCCCTAAATCTGTCCATGACCGCGACCGGGTGGGCACGGCTTCATTCCTGCTTCGTGACGCCACTGCGCAACCATGCGCAACGGCACACCGAGTTGCTCGGCGATGGTCCAGTCGTCCCACCCGCCAGCAACCGCATCAAGCGCCCGACGCTGCGCCTCAGTGAACGTCGCCGGACGCCCGACATACACGAGCCCACGAATCGCATCCGCGATCACGTCAGCGACCCGAGCATCGGCACGATCCGCAACAACCGCGAGCTTCGCCCACACATCAGTCGGCATCGTCACCGGCACCGTCGTAGACCCGTCAAAATGGTTCTTCGTCGTAATAGTCCGCTTGCTCATCAGTCACCCTCCTTGATCTCTCGTACTCGTCGACCTGCTGCGAATAACGCGCTGTAGCCAGCCATGCGGAATGCCGGCGGCGAGCCGTACCGCAAGGCCCGCAATCGGCGAACCGTCCGTTCGGATGATCGGGACACCCAATCGGCGGAGCATCCAGCAGCAGCGGCCTGACCGGCGGTGCGGCCCCACGCTCCTGCGCGGCCTCCCACTCGGCCCACTCCGCCGACGCCTCGACCCGCTCCCGCAACACCCGCCCACTCCCCACAGCCGCGAATCCTCGCGAGCGTTCCCGAGGCGGCTCCGGGATGCGTGACTTCGTCGGCCGATCCACCCGCGTCGGATGCAGGAGCTGCAACAGATCCCGACCCTCCGACGTGTACAGGCGCAAGAAGCCGACGTCGTCGAGTTCCAGCAGATGCTCCTCCACGAGACTCGTCGTCACCGACTCGTCCTCCGGGTAGAGCGCCGCCCTGATCAGCGCCGGACGTGCTTCCGCCCGCCCGTGATCGTCCGCAAACAGGTGCAGGCCAAGGCCCGTCATCCGCGCCAACGTCGACGCCCTCGCCAGGTTCGCGTTCGTCCAGTCCTCCGGTCTCAACGACCTCAATCGGTTCATCGCCACGCGCATACCCCGCAATCACCGCTTCCAGAGCAAGATTCAGCAGCGCCTCAGGGACGTGGAAGCATTCCGTCCACCCGCGCCCGCGCCAGAGAATGCCGAAGGCGTCCTCCCAACGCTCGAAAGCCTTCGGGAACGAGTACGACAACTCCTCGAGCGCGAACCGCTCCCAATTCGCCGGCGTACCACGAGCCACCGACACAATCACCGCACCCGAACGAGTCAGCAGATCAATCCGCGACCACTTCCAGGCACGACCAACCTTGAGCACCTCATGCTCCGGCCAATAGGCGATATAGGTCATCGCGTACTCAGGCATGCTCATGCCGCCACCTCCGACCACGCGCGCGCCAACAGCGCGAGCACCGCGGCGGCCGCCTGCTGCGGAACGACACCGTTCCCGAGCGCACGGAGTTCCTGCACGCGAGTCAAGCCATGACCGACAACGTGCCCCTTGGGCACGCCCATCATCCACTCGACAAACGCCGACGACAGGCGGGCACCCCCCTTCGGACCTACCTCAGTAGGCGACGGCGCCTGACGACCAATCACGCCCGACCACCGCTCAACCGCAAGCGCATACTCGCCAAAGTCCCGGTAAGCGATGCGAGTAGCGAGATGCGTAGACATTTCCGGCGGTCGCCCCGAGGTGCGAGGCGTGCCAAAGTCCGCATCGCCTGCCTTCGGCGTAGGCAACATCGCGACCGCCGACGTAATCGTGAGCGAACCCGACCCATACCGCTGGCCCGGCCCACCCTTGTCCCCCGCCGAAGCCGTCGGCGTCGGCAACACATGCACCGCATCCGCGAGCGACACCGAATGCCCACCCTCACGACGCCGCACAGGATCCTGCGCACCACCACGCACACCAAGCGCAGCCTCCGGAGTCGGCAACAAATTGCCCGCCTCCACCTCTTCCAACACCTGATCAGACAGCCGCATCGTCGCACCCTCACGATCCGGATTCCGGCGCCCACCCTCAGCCTCAGCAGCGCACGGCGTACGGAACAGGCTTACAAACCCAGTTCCTCCACCAGAATCCGCAAATCCGTCACCTTCTTGCGACCCGGTTTCTTCCGCAAATGCTCTTCGGGCGAGTTCCCTGAATAGGTCGCCGTCAGAGTCGGCAGGCCAGGCGACGATGAATACCCGCTCCCGGCGATGCGGCGCCCCAACGGCGGACGCGGCGAGCAGACCCCATTCCGCATCGAACCCGAGCTCGGCCAAGTCTCCGAGAACCGCTCCGAGTGCCCGCAAATCTGAACCGTCGCCGTCTCCCACACAGATAGGGCAATATTCCAAATCAGCATCGTGAGCCTTCCCTGCCCGCGCGGACAACAACCCGCGCACGTTCTCAATCACGACAAGCCCCGGACGAAGCTCGTCAATCGCACGCGCGAACTCAGACCACAAGCCCGAGCGCGTACCGGCACCCATGCCAGCGCGACGACCCGCAAGCGACACGTCCTGACAAGGGAACCCACCCGTGAGCACGTCCACGCGCTCAACCTTCGTGAAGTCCACCTTGGTCACATCACCCAGGTTCGGCGCGTCCGGCCAGTGCTGCGCCAGCAACTTCGACGGCGCTTCATCGAACTCGCACACCCACGCCGTCTCAACCTCAACGCCAAGCCGGCTCAGTGCCGCGTGCGTGCCCATGCCGAGCCCGCCGTAGCCTGCAAATAGCTCGCCCATCTTGAGGTTCATCGTTCGCCCCTCTCGCTCGTCGCAACCGACCTCAAGCACGGCGTCCTACCGCCCGCAGAATCGAGTTGCCACCACGTACCATCCGGGTACTCGACCGGCACCAGACGGGCACGAGTAAGCACCTGCGCCGAACGTTGCCCGCGACGCAGCACGCGCACACCACGACGGATGAGATCCTGAAGCCACTCCCCGGTCGCGTCTTCCTTGTTGCCGTTGCACACGCCGCATGCGGCGATGAGGTTCGCGGCATCGTCGAGCGCCCGAGATCCGCCAGCGCCGCGATTCGCGCGATGATCGGGCACGGTTGCCCAACCCCCGCACCGTGGCCCGGCGATCACGCACAGGTGGTTATCGCGCGCGAGCACCAGCGCGGTCAACCGCTTGTCGACAGCCATCACGCCACCTCATCGAACAAATCGAACAGTGTCGGCACGGCTTGCGCTTCGTCCATCTCGCGCTGATACATGACCGCATCGCGGTACGAGGTCGGATTGAGTTCCGACGCCCGCCCCTGCCGTCCGAGCTTCCGAGCCCGCAGTGGCACCGTGCCCAACCCCCCGAATGGATCGAATACCAGTTCCCCGACATTCGAATACCGCTCGATCAGCCGATCGACGATGTCGAACTGCAGCGGGCAGATGTGGAACTCGAGCGCACGTCGAGATTGCTCACCGTTCAGCGTGAGCATGCGATTGACGTCATCCCACACGTCGGGCCGCCACGACCCCGGATCGAGGCTCTTGAACGTTGAAGGCAGCGCCTTCTTCGACTCGAGCGCTTCACCCAACTCGACATGTGCCCCGAAGTCGTAGATGTTCTCTCGCCACTGACGTTTGAACAGACGCGAACGTTGCTCTGGGGGTAACGCTGCGAGTTCATCTACAGCAAGCAGCCGGTCCCCTGACGACCGCCAGTCCGCGGCAGCGTCGATCTGCCAACGCGCGAGCGAGTAACCGTCGACGTCTTTCGTGATCCGCTCGTCCGCGTAGCCCTTCGCACGGTTGGTCTGTGGCTTGTGGAACAACAAGATGTACTCCGGCGAACCGACACCCATCTTCGACCCGTCCTTGCGCATCTCCGAATATCCGAGCCGGTACGACTGGTTGTTCTCGCGAACCACGTCGGTAGTCACCGTGATCATGCCCATGTAGTCGAACCCCCACTTGAGCCCGTGCGCGAGCGCCTCAGCGTGGAACGGTGACACCGTCGGGATTCCAGCACCCGTGACGGCACCGAATTGAATGCGGTCCTTCACGTGGCAGGCGTAGATTCGGCCCGGCCGCAGCACTCGCAATAGCTCGGGAGTGAGGTAATCCATCTGCGCCCAGAAGTGCGCGTTGTCATCGGTGTGCCCGAAGTCGTTGTAGCTCGGCGTGTACTCGTAGTGGTTGCTGAACGGGATCGAGGTCACGATGAGATCGACCGAGTTGTCGGCCATGTGATCACGCGTTTCGAGCACGCAATCGTTCAGCGCGATCGTCCACTCATCACCATGCTCTTCGACACGCTCGACCCCCATCGTGCGAGTGAGCTCGCGCGAGATCGCATCCGAGTTCAAACCGAACTCTCGGATCACATCCGACATCGTTTCAGTCAGGTCGTCGTGCTCCACCCACTTCGCCGCGAGCTCGTCCCGGATCTCCGCTTCGGTCTCCGCGTAGATGAGATGCACCGTGCAGGCGTGTTCTTGACCGAACCGCTGAATACGGTGAACGGCCTGGATGGTGTCATTGAACTTGTACGTCACACCTACAAAGACAGCAACGTGAGACTGCTGCAGGTTCATGCCCTGCCCAAGCATCACCGGCTTGCCGATGAGTGCCACAGTCTCGCGATCGCGCCATGCGTCAAGCCGACGCTCGTTCTCTTCGTCATCCAGCCCGCCGTGCACGGACGAGAACGTGATCTCATTAGCCTTCAACGCGCGCTCGATCGCATCTTGTTCAGCATTTAGGTCGCACCAAAGGACGACCTGCCCGGCACCATCTTCAAGATGTGCGCGAACGATGCGCATCAGCTCATCGACGCGCTGGCCAATCGAATCGCGCTTCTCCCGCGCCGCGTCCGCGAGCGAACGAGCACCAGAACGAACGAGTACCGCCTGCCCATCTCGCTCAACCTCGCCCGACATGAGGTCGACCTCGACAGGACGCCAATCGACAGTGAGATCCGGCAAGTCATAGCCAGCGTCGGAGTGCCCAAGATCGGAAGGTCGCTGCACGAAACATGCCCAAGTATTGAGCCACAGCCAGAACTCGCGTTCCTTGTGCGGGTACAACGTGAGGTTGCCGGCCTTGGTCGAGTCGCGCTGGAAGAAGCGCGTCAGCGCCTGGCCAGTGTCCATGATTCCCAAGAACCCGGCGTAGTGGATCAGTTCCTTGTGTCGGTTCGGTGACGGCGTGGCAGTTGCCACAAATCGGAACGAGACCCGATCGAACAATGGCAGGAACTCTTGGTACGTCTTCGACCCGAACGAGCGCAGCACGCTCGCTTCGTCGAGCGACACCGCCGCGAATTCGTCGGGGTCGAGCTTGCCGTCGCGCACGCTCTCGTAGTTGGTGACGTAGATGCCGCTCCATGCCGTGTCGATCTCTTCGGTTCGGCGGATGAACCGCACCTCGAGGTCGAGCAGTTCGTGTCCGTCGCGAATGAACTCGCCGCGCACGCCGAGCGGCGCAACAATGAGCGCCCGCCCTCCGTAGACCGGTGACCGGTGATGACCGATCACCAACCGCAGAGCCTCGAGCTGCATGACGCTCTTGCCGAGCCCGAACCGCGCGAAGATCGCGCGACGCCCACCAGCTACCGCCCACTTCACGATGTCCCGCTGGTGAGGCTTCAGTGTCGGCGAAATCTCGGTGTCGTCAACTTCGAACCCGAAGGATCGGTCAAAGGCAACCTTGTCGCGAATGAACTGCTCGTACGGAACCGACGGACGTGCGAAGAATTGGTTGTTGAGTATCGCGCTCATGACTTGTGCTCCGCTCGCACGTTCGCGTTGATCGACCGCAACAGGTCAATATCCGCCGCGATAGCTTTCGCCCAGTCCTGCGCGTACTCGAACAACAGCCACGCCGTGTCGCGCGCATCAAGCGCTTCCTGCACCGCGTCGCTGACGGTTGCGAGCTCGCGAAGCTCCGTCAACGTCGCCTTCGACCATTCCTCACGGAGACGCTTCAGTTCGACCGCTTTCGCGAGCGACAGATCACGCTCCGCGGCACGCAACGCACGCCGATACTTATCGAGACCCGCCGGCACGCGCGCATTCAACGACCGCGCCTTCTGCAACGCCGCATACGCCTGCTGCGGAGTCGCGAGCGCCGCCGCCAACTCATCCTCCGACAACGCCGACAGATTCAGCGGCACAAGCCCCAATGGAGCATCGATCACTTCGCCCGTCTCCGGGTCAATGTGCTCAGCCATCACGCACCCCGCTTCTTGTCGAGCACGCGAGGAGTCGGCCGCGAATGCCGCGCCGCCTCATCCGCCACGACCTGCTCTTGAAGAGCAGTCATGCTCTTGTTCAAGTCGCCCGCAGGCTTGCGGCGACGCTTCCGAGACGGCTTCGCCGAAGTAACCTGCTCAACCGCGGCGGGAGCCTCAAGTTCACGTCGACGTGCCCGCCATTCGCGATCCAGCACCGTCGTGAACGCGCGCACGCGCTTCGCCTCGGCCCCGATCTGCATGACCTCGTCGAGCGTGCTGGCTTCCTTGATCCGTGCCGACCAATCGATCTCTTCGACAGGTTCGGCAGGCTCGCCATCGCCTTCAGCGGCGTTCGGGAGGATCTCGACCAAGTCGCGGAACGCTCGACGGTATGCAGCGCGGATCGCGGCCGACCCGAACAACGCCATCGGGTTACGGTTCCACTTCGCACGCCATTCCTCGTCGAGCGGCACCGCTTCGGCCCACGAGATCGTCACCCGTGTCGGCGCGGATACGCCCTTGCGGTGCACCGTGGCCCGCGCGAACGCGGTCGGGTCAGTCTCTTCCGGTACAAACACCGTCGACCACGTACTGCCGTCGACCGAGAACTCGACCTCTTCGATGCCGTCCCACTCGCCCGAGGCGAGAACGATGCGCTCAATCTCCGCGATCGTTGACGCAGTCTGTGCGCTCACTTCGCACCCCCGATAAGGCGGAGCGACTGCGACCCCGACGGCGAATCCACGCCATACTCGCGCAGCAGATCGTCCTCAAGGTTCTTGAGCGCCGTGTTCGCGCGATCGGCCCGTGCACGAAGCTCGGTACGCGCATCAAGCAAGCTCTTCGGCACACGGGACTCGTCGAGCGACCGCGACCACGACGCACCCGTCAACACCGCGCCACCGCCGTCGGTGAGGAACTGCACACCGAACTTCGACCCCTGACGCGCCTTCATCGCCGCCGTCAGCTTCCGCTTCGCCGCCGCCTCCGACTTCTCGACCGGGGTCAGCTTCGCCTTCTCAGCAAGCCACACCTTGAGCAGCTCCTCGTCGTCGCCTGAGATTGAGGCGACCACTGTCATGTCGTCGTCCCACCAGTCGAGGAACGCGACCGCGCGACCGACCAGGTAGGCGATGTACTCGTCATCGCGGTGAATCCACTGCCAGTCCGGGTCATCGAGCGCGCCGAGCCCGTCTTCGTCCATCACTTCGCGCACGTAGAGCGCGCGCGTGGCGCCGGTGACGAGCATCTGCCACTGCATCTGCGCCCGATGCTCCGGCGGCACGCCAGCAAGCTTGTGCCCATGAGCATGCGACTTCACCTCAGCGACCGTGCCGTCACCAATGCCGTCAGGAGTGCCACGGAAACGTCCGTCGAGCGCGGCAGCCCAAAGCGCCCCGTTCGGCTCAATCGTCGGATCGATCGTCGCCGCGAAATCCAGCAAGAGCGCCTCACGCTCATTCCCCCGGCGAGTGTGCGCATTGCCCTGGAATCGCGACCCGTTGAGCTTCTGCTCGAGGATGCGCTCCCACACTTTGAGGTCGCCCGAAGCGATCTCGTGAATCTCCGACGCCGTCACGCCCTCGGCGCGAGCATCGAGCCACACCAGCCGTGGCGCGTCCGCGTCCACAACAACAACGCCCTTCTCGTACTGCTTACTCATGAGCACACCTCCTGTACCTCGGCCTCCCGGCCACGAATTGGGATCACGGACGCGATGTGTCCGTCGAGTTCGATAGCGCGACTCGCACATGCCGCCGGTGACGGCACCTCTGCGAGCGAAAGCCACTGCATTGCCTTGAGCGCCGGATGATGCGGAGCCTCGTTGACGAGATCGGCCAACCACTTCGCCTTCGCCTCGTCACCGACCCACGCGCGAGACGCGATGATCTCCGTGCGACCACGAAGATGTTTCGTCAGCGTCAGTTCGACGCACCACCAGGTCAGTCCCGCCGATGCACGTTCGACGATCTCGATGCGGTTAGACACGGACCACCCCCGGCTTGAACCGGAGCGCATCCCGCAGACCCCACATGGTGAGGTGCGAGCGTTGCGCGCGCTTGAGGTCGTCGAACACGCTCGCCGCCGATTCCGCCTCGACGTCGAGACGCTCGTCACAGACCGGGCACGTGAGAATCCAGCGGCCGCCCGCACTGATGACGATGTGCCCGCCCATCTCATCGAGGTCGTTCACCGGACACCAGATCGGCTCGACGTCATGGCCGCCGGCGAGCACGAACACCCCGACCGCGAGATCTCCGCCGTCATGCCCGCACTTCACGAACATGTTCGGCTCGATCGGGAACCGCTTCCGCAGCTCACGGAACGCCGCCTGCACGCCGCGGGTCATGCTTCCGCCCCCGACGAGAGAATCAACGCCGCGGCGGTAATTCCGCCAGCGACGATCAGAATGCCGCCGAACGCGGCCGCAGGCGCGACCCACGCCTGCGCAATCGCGAGCGCGAAGGCGCCAGCCACGACGAGCCCAGCCAAAATGGCACGCTTACTCATCGGTTGCTCACCGTCCCTGCGACCATCTCGAGGTCGTCCGCCGCGTCACGCCACAAGCGCACCGACTCCATGTCGCCGCGCTCGTACATCTCGGTAGCGAGCGCGTTGAACCCGGCAATCACCCGCTGCGCATCGGCATCGGTGCGGCAGTGAATTTCCGTGACGACTCGACCATCCGATCGGTCACCTGATTTGATTGAGATAGACACCGGCCCTCCTACAGGCTTGTTGTCGACCGGCCCCGCGAGCTACGACCTCGACGGGGCCATCTGTTTACTTCGAGATCTCGGCGGCCATGAGGCCGATGCGCGCGGCGATGCGCGGCATAGATGCGGCGAGCACGTACAGCGTCTGCCGCACCTGGCCGTTGTGGTGACGGGGCGCGTTGTGCTGAGCCCGCAAACTGAACTCGTGCGAGTGCTCGGCATAGGCGCGCCACTCGTACTCGTCGACGATGCGGCCCTGCTTACCGCTCCACCGCTGGCCGATCAGCTTCCGGTAGATGAACCGGCGCTCGCTCAACCGCTGACGCAGATCGCCCTCGCCGATGCCGTAGTGCGCGGCCATGTCGCGCAAGAGCACGACGTCGTCGCCCGCGGCAACATGCCGGTCGACGTACTCGACCTTCGGCGCGTCCTCGGCGACCTTCGCTTCGATCTCAGCGATGTGCGCGTCCTTCGCGGCGATCATCGACTGTGCTTCGAGCACCGCGAGCGCTAGCAATTCAGAACCAGTCGGCGCGGCCACTGCATACGACCCCGACTTGCGGATCGACGGCAGCACCTCACTCGTAATCCAGCGACGGAACGCCACGGCCTCCGGCTTGTCCGACCGGATGACCACTTCGTACATGCCAGCTTCGCTGACGACGGTCATCTCTTGCGCACCGCCTGCGGTCGGAAGGGTGTGCGTCTGACGCACACCCTCGTCGAGCCGAGCAGCGAGGCGTGAGGTGCTCGCAAGATCAAGAACGCGAGCAAGATCAGCAAGCACGAACCACGGTTCGTCGTCGATCACGACGACACGCACCTCCGCGCCCTCGAACTGGAACAACTCGAGCGCGCTCATGAGGTCACCGCCCGAAGTTCGGCTCGCGCTTCGCGTGCGGCGACAGCATCCTTGGCGCTCTCCTCGATGAATGCACGGACGTCGGCTTCGCGATAGCGGATCGTCGATCCAGCAAGGCGCAGACGCACCGGCCCGACGCCGTCGGCATCCCAACGGTGCAACGTCGACTGAGCGACACCGGCAAGAGCGGCAAATTCGCTCGCCCGCATCAGCCGAATGTCATCGAGCTCGGGATCGTCCGCCGAGATCTCAAGCGAACCGATAGGCGTGACTGGCGCAATACTCATGATTCCGCCCGCCGCTCCTGCATCGCTTCCTCAACGAGCGAAATCAAGCAGTAGCAGTCAGCATCGACCGCGTGATGGTTCCCGACGCAACGGTCATCCGGGCAACCGCAGTAGTCGCCACGCCACATGCCATCAGCGTCATCGTGACGCTTCGCCCACTCTTCAGGAGTGAAGCCAGCACCCTCGAGATAAGCGACAGCATCGTCGGTCAGGCCGACTCCTGGACGAGGGATAGAGATGAGCGTGATCACGAGGCCACCCCCGCCATTTCAGAGGGCGTTGCGTCGTACGGCTCAACGACTTCACCGGCTGAATAGCCGTAGTGGAGGCAAAGTGTTGCGACAACCTCCGATGCAGGCTGTGCACCTGCGTTGAGCCGATAGAGCGTCGAGCGACCGATACCAAGCTCGTCTGCCTGTTCATCGATAGAGGTCTGGCCGCGTTCGCGGCGACGATTGGCGAGGAAGCCCTCACGAACCCGAAGTTTAGGTGTCACTGGTGCGACCTTTCGTCTCATTTGTGCGACTACACAATGAGAGTAACACCACAGTCCCGAGTTCGAACACTTGTTTCGAATATATGTCCCAGCATTGGGACTTATCTACAAGTCTGCGAACCGCCTGTGACCTTTATTCGTCTCGCAAGTGGGACAGAATGGGGACATGGCACGAACCGAGTACACCGACTTCGAGACATTCGTGCTCGCACGAACCGATCTCACGAGCGTCGAAGCAATCGGACAGGCTGCGGGCGTGTCTCGATCCACCTACTACCGACACCGACTTCCCCGCCTGCCGATCCACCTCGTGGTGGCCGCGCTCGAAACGCTCGACCTGCCGATGCTTGAAGGCCTAATCGCCGCCGGCTGGATCGATCAGGCCGAAGTCAACCACCTCGCGACACCGGCACAGCTCGAGCTACTCCCCGATTCCAAGTTGCTCGGTCATCTCCTGCATCGCGCAACGCTTCGCGAAGAGGCTGCCCTCGAGAACGTCACGGATCTCGACCAGATGCGCACCGCCCGGACTGCGCGAAACGAACCCGTCACCGCACCCAAAGACCTGCTCGACGACTTCGACCACGAGGAACAGTCCGCCGCAACCAAACGAGGCGTCCACTCCGTCGAAGACATTTACCACGAGGAGCCGTAGGCATGGAATGGATGAAGAAGCTGTCGATCCTGCAATGGGCTTGGATCTCGACCGCCTGCACATTTCTATTCGGTTGGCTTCCGCCCGTCGGCGCGCTGTTCCTCATCGCCGCAATCACACTCTGGATCATCTACGCACGCCGCCGTAGCCAGCCGAAGCGAGAAGCCAAACGCGCTGCTCTCCTGGCCGAGCAGGCTTACCGGGCCAACCTCGCGTCCGCGATCCCCGAACACGGGCCAGGCAAGCCCCTCATCGTCCGCGTCGCCTACCGCGACGTCAACGAACTCATGCCCGATGGCACAGACCCTGACACCGGCTACAGCTTTTACTGGCGACTCCGCGAACCGGCACTCGTCGGCCAACGAGTCATCGTGGACGGGTTTGAAGGCCCAAGCCCAGCCGTCGTCATCGGCTACGGGCGTGGCGCCGGAGCCGTCGGCCTTCGACTCAAAGACGTCACCAGCATCATCCAAGGAGCACCGCTCGCCGTTCTCGAACCGAGCCACCACGACGAGATGGTCGCCCGAGTCATCGACGCCCGCACACTCCTCGGCATGCCACCCCACCCGACCCTGCAACGCCGGCACGATATCGCAGGCAGCGTCTTCCCACCTGTCGATGGACCAGCCGACCCACACTCAGCCGACCTCTACGGACGCAAATGGTGGGGCGTCTACAAGAACGCCGAACAACTCAACCTCGACCAGGGCGAACTCGCCGAGATCAAAGCCATCGCCAACTACTGGTTCGCAATTCGCGACGGCAAAGCAACTCCACCTCATACACTCAACAGCCCTCCCGGCAGACCAGCATTCCGACCTACCAATGAATCATCTGGTTCAAAGACCGGCGAGCACTCACGGGACACCGTCGACCCGGAGACCACATGACTCGGAAGATCACCTCAATCTCTGGCACGCGCGCATCGTGGTTTGGAATCCTGGACGGATATCCCAGGGGAGTCGCGGTCAGAACGCTCGTTGCTCCACTTCACGTAGCTACTGACTCTGGTGCCGGTTGTTTTTTCGGACTTCTCGACGATGGCTCCGAAGTCTGGGTCAAGTTGCCTGGCAACCCGCAAGGCACCCAGGTACTCGTCAATGAGACAGTCATCGGAGGGTTTTCAACTCTTATTGCTGGCCCGACACCTCATAGAGAATTAGTCAACGTTGACGCCGACCTAATTAACAGCTGGTCTGGCAGGCCACTTTGGGGAGACCGATATATGCATCTCGATGGGCCTGTCATCGGCCATGCGTCAACCCACATCGAGCTTGTAACCGAGCATCCTGCCGAGGCCTTCCAATATCCCAAGCGCGATGATAATGAGCGCCGACAAGCACACCTGGCTGCTCTCTGGGATCTGTTCCTTGGAGGCGACCCTCAATGGCTCTATCAACACCCACGTGACCACTCGATTTGGAGCCACGACCACGGCTTTTGGATGTACACCCAGGAGAGCGACTGGACTGAATGTGATCTATTCCAATTGGTTGGCGTCGACAATCAGTGGGCCGACCTAAGCGCCCTTGACCCGGATTCGCTCGAGACTGCGGCGCTCGAGTTGGAATCAATCACACACAAGCAAGTCCTAGACGTCATTGCACAGGTACCTGCTTGCTGGGGTACTCCAAATCGTGACCTCGAAGCCTTAGGCTGGTTCATCACCACCCGGATCCCCGACGTCGCGTCACGTCTCAGAAACGGCGCTACTCACGCAAGTCGCCAAGTACACGGAAGGAAGTGACTGGCAATGATCTACCAAACTTGGCTACTACGCCAGGTTCCCGACGTGGCACGTGGCGAATTTCGTAACGTCGGTGTCGTTGCCGGTGCCGACGGTGGCGACTGGGCGGCCAAGATCTTACCCGGCAGTTCGCAACGCGATGGCGCACGGGTCTCTGACATCGGTGATGCCCTACGCGATCTCGAACGTCGAGTCTCGGATCAGCAAGGATGGCTCGCTTCCGTTGACGATGCAATCTCCGAGCGATACATGCACCTCCTCGCGGAGCTCGGTAATAACTCATTCCGAGTTGCTGACCCAAGGCCAGTACTCGCCGAGTCAGCTACCGCTGCCGCTGAGATGCTCTTCTCTCACTTGGTTCAACGGGAACAACAAGATCGGTCGCAGGCTCGCACGCTCCTACGCAAGCTAATCCACGAGAAGCTGGCACAGTCGCTATCAAGCCTTTCAAGTGTCGAGTTCTTCGAGCACGTAAGCGCATCGCCAAGCGTCGAGAATGCATTCCCACTGAGCTTTGACTTCGCAGTCGAACAAGGTTCCAGTCTGGAGCTGGCCCACGCGTGGTCATTCGACATGATGAACCTCGACAACCTCATGGAAAAGATCCAAGCCTGGCTACTCGGCGTATCAATCATTCGAGAGCACGGAGCAACGGTACGTCTTGACAGTGAACAGCACGAATTGCGCGATGACACCCCGATCACTGTCGTCTATGACACTGTTTGGCGAGGCCCAGCGGAGGAGCGGAATAGCTTGCTGCGCAACACGCTCAGCTTGTTTGAGCACTACGAGATTGACGCAACCCCCATCTCGAGTTTCGAACCGGAGATGCTCCTACGCTGACCAAAAGTTCGTTCCGTCGGAGGCTAGTGGCATGCTCGCGACATGTTTGACCCGCACGCCTACGTCGCCCTCAACGACATCGACGTCGAGTACCGACACGACCTCCCCGATGATGGCCGCTATTACCCCGGTAGCGACCGCATCCTCATCCGAACCGGCCTAACACCGATCGAGGAACGGTCGGTGCTCACGCACGAACTCGGCCACCGGCACTATGGCCACTACTGCTCGAGCCCGCGCGCCGAACTACTCGCCGACCGATGGGCAGCACGTCGCCTCATCGACCCCGCCGAACTCGAGCGAGTCGCACGCCTCTACCCCGACAACCCCGGCGCCTGGTGCCTGCACCTGCAAGTCTCCCCGCGCCTGCTCGAGGTACACCTCGCACAACAGCAAGTCGCCCGTCCACCAATCGCCAGGAGAGCATGATGGCCGCCACATGGATCGTCGATCTCTGGGTCAAGGACGCCGAAGTGATCATGCCCGACGGGTCACTGCGCCGCATCCCACCGACAGCTGCACAACTGCGCGCACTGAACAAACTCCCCGATGAGTTCCGCACCTCGAAGTTTCAACGCGGCAAGAGATGGCGCGTCGTCTGGCACGAACACCACGACGGCAAACGCCGCGAGCGCGGCCGTAGCTTCACCGTGAAGCTCGATGCCGAGGCGTATGCCGCGGCAATGGAAGAGGACATTCGCGTAGGTCGATA